AAAACTTATGTTCTTTAGTAAGGGTTGCTACTTTATTAGACATTTTACCCTTAAGTGTGTTTAGTTTCTTTAACTTAGGTTTAGCACCAGACAACTCTTCAAGATCATTAGTAAACATCTCAACATCCTTTACAAGACATTCTGTCTCATCAGATGTTTCTTGTATTTCACCTTCCAATAAATTTATTTTACCATTCTTCTCTTCTATTCTTTCTTTACCTCTACTCTCTAATTCATCAATAAAGTTCTTTTGCATTTCAACTTTATCCTTTACATTCTCTTTACTCAACTCTAAAGTTCTTATTTCATCTTTCTGTATTTTTATCTTTTCTCTAATTAAAGTATTCATTGCGGAGAAGACACGAATATCTAATAGATCTTCAATAACTTCTCTTCTATTAGTTCCTGATAATTGCATGAAAGGAACAAAGGCACTACTACCAAGTATTACAATCTGAGTAAATGACTTATAATTTAATTTTAATATACCTTCTTCAAGGATCTTTTGCATGGCACGATCATCTGCCTCTTTATGCATCGCTACATCATTTACAACAATGTCAAATACATTCGGTTTGATTCCTCTTCTTACCAAGTATTCACGACCATTTAAATTGAATTCTACTTCAACCAAACAACCCTTCTCATTAGCACTATTAACTAACTGCCCCTTATTAATCTTACGAAATGGTTTATTAAATAAACCGAACGTAAGAGCATCTAAGGCAGTTGATTTGCCAGTACCATTTGTACCAACTATTAAATTGGTAGCGTTCATTAAAAAATCAATTTCAGAAAACTGATCACCAGTGGAAAGAAAATTTTTCCAGCGAATCTTCTTAAATGTTATCATTCAGGTTTAGGAGGTATAACAATGTCGTTCTGAGTAATTACAGTATATTTGTAATTATACCTCTTACATGTCAATATGGCAAGGTTATCATCAACTTCTATAACATCCATTTCACTATTTTCTTCCTCCTCTAACTGCATAGCATACCTTTCAGCATCATCCTCCTGCTGAAATAAAAAAAGAACTTTTTCCCCATATCTATTATTTACAGCGTAAGCACCATCACTACCCTGATCCTTTAATGTAAGGAGAAACATTATTCTACCTCGCAAGTTTCTTTATAGAGTTTTTGAATAATATCTTTAATTATATTTTTATCACACTCAAATTCAGATTCATCAATATACCTACTCAATAAGTTTATAGTATTCTCAGTTTCTTCAGCTTCAAAATCTTCACTTTCTTGTAGAATATAATTTTCTACAATTTTAAGATCCTGTACTCCAGAGGCATATAATTTATCTATAAATTTTTCAAACTGTTTCTGATTCGTTTTTTCTTTTACAACAACCTTTACAATTTTATTTTTCAATTCTCTAGCATCAAATAACTTATGATTATGATCCCTATAGTAAATGATATGAAATAACCTATATGGATTATTTACTGGAGTATGTTCTCTTGTCTCTGTATCAAAAATATGAAATCCCCTATCATCATTTACATCATTCCAATATATCTCATAAGGATTACCTAGATAATAAATTTTTCCATTATCAGATCTTGTATGATAGTGTCCAGAATATACTTTATCAAATTTCTCAAAAGGATCAATGTCCATACCATGTTCCATAACATGAGTAGTATGTGCTCTGAATCCATTCAGTTCTAAATGACCCATAGCAACCTTTGCTTGTGACTTCTCAATAAGACCAAAAGTCATATCTTGGTTCTCACTATTAATCCAAGGCACAAGAAGAATATTACATCCACCCACTTCAATAGAAGTTGTTTCTGAATAAACAGATATATTATCATACTCAGTTAATAGAAGATCAATCGAGTTTACCTGATTAGTATCCTTATAATATGCAGTATGATTTCCTACTATAGAATGTAGTTTGATACCTAGAGACTTTAGTTTATCGAAATAAACTCTCTTAGACCATTCTAAAGAAGCAAGATCTATATTCCTTCTATTATCGAAGGTATCACCCATATCGATAACAGTATCGATTTGATGTTCTTCGAGATAGGGAAAGAAGATGTTATTGTAAAACTCTTCAAAATAATCATGTACAAATTGAGATCCCTTACGAGCACCAAAGTGCTGATCCGTTATTATCGCTATTTTCATCTATTACTAGACTTATACTGAATATTATCTTTAATAGTATTGTAATCGGAACTACTACCTGCTAGTGCTCCATCATCTACTACCATAACTTCATCATATCCAGTCTTCTCAATTATCTTTGTCTTAATTTCTAATTGCTTCTTCTCTTTTTGAATCCTTCTTAAAAAAGCATAATGAATAATTTGAGTAAAATATGCAAAAGGGTTCTTTGACTTAGCAGGATCAAAGTTATGAATATATTGTACGCAGTTCTCTATACCATCAGAGATCATATCATCTCTAAACATATAGTTTACAAAGTTTGGTTTGTATGAAAGGTGCGTAGCAATCTTTAAAAAACAAGATCCAAGGTAATTACTAATACGAGGTTTAGGTAAATCTTTTGATTTTGCTACAGCAACGTCAGCACGATAATCTATTAACGCTGCTAAGAGTTCTTTATTATTCACATAATGTTCTGATTTCTTCTTAGCCATAACATTAATATACCCTGTTTAATAATTGTTTATATTATAACATTATTTACCCAACTTGACAAGGTATCGATTTATCTGTACAATACCCTTTGTAAGGGGTGAAGAGATAATATTAGATTTCTTTATTAAGTTTATATAATTCTTCAAGAGTCTTACGAGCATCCTCTACAGTTGATATAAATCCCAAATTAGTATTTAATTGAACTCTTCCATCCAATTCAATATCTACATCATCACTAAAAAGATATCTTTCATAGAAATTAATCATCTGAGTATCTGTAACTTCAGTCATAGTAATAATCTTTTCATACTTAAGTAAAAAAATATTATCTTCTGGTAATTCTAACCAAGGTCTTACCTTAACATAATGTCCAGTGGGATTTTGAAGTACTTTCATAATAACTGGATCTTGAACCATAATGATAGGATCGCCATCATTTTCATCTATTGAGATTGTTGCAAAGATCTCTTCTCCAGTTATTAATTTTATTACTCCGTAGAATTCTTCTCCCATCAGTTTTTTATTGGTATATTTACTATGTCATAGTTAAAGTTTTCTTCGTTATAAACTTTGATTCTTTCAATTAAATGATTAAGAGTGTAATTTTTTCTAGACTTAGTGCTGATATCATCGGCAATATCATACAGAGTTGCTTTTACTTTTCCGTTTCCTTTTCTAAGGACTCTACCGATGGATTGGAGATTTCTAATTCTGGATTTTGAGGGACTGGCAAAAATAACATTGTGCAACCGCTTAATGTTAATCCCAGTACTGAAAGTGCCATAACTGGCAACAATGATAGCGTTCTCTTGTTGTTCTGTGATTTCACGAATTTTTTCTCTGTCTTCTGTTGGTACTCCACCATGAACAAAGAAGACATGCCTTTGTTCTAGCGTATTACTATTTATCATCTCATAAAGGGGTTCACCATGTGCTTCTACTCTTGCAAATAGAATAAGAGTGTTACCTTTTAGATCTAGAGCAAGGTTGCGAATTAACCTATTTCTCTTCTCATGAGTAATAATATATTGAACTTCTTCTTCAAAGTTCTCAAATTTATTCGGTGGGTGTTTCAATAGAAGCACGTTAATATCCAACGTCGCCACATGACCCTTCTTCATGAGCTCGTCTGTTTTAATAATTTTATAAGAAGGACCAAACAAACCTTCTAATACCCACTTATGAGTTTCAGTTCCATCTAATGTTCCCGTAAATCCATAACGATACTTGGCATTACCCAACTTAGTCATGATAGCAACAAGAGATTTTGATTTAAATTGATGTGCCTCGTCACCAACTACTACATCAAATCTTTCAAAATACTTTCTTGGTAGTTTGTATATTGATTGCCATGTAGTAATAATAACCTGTGAATCAGTTTCTCTTTCTCTACCAGCATATATCTTGTGACAGTATGATCCCACATCCCAACCATAATCAGCAAAGTCTTTATACATCTGCTCTACAAGGGATGTTGTAGGCACTACAATGAGTGTATTCTTCTTATTCTCAACAAAGTACCTAATGATAGAATATATCATTAAAGACTTACCAGAAGCAGTTGGAGATACGAGTAACTTTCGATTATTTCTGAGAGCATCATAGACACCATCAATCTGATAATCTCTAGGTTTATACTTAGAGATAGCACTCATATAATCTTTTACACCTTCTTTTGAGATCCTATCGTTGACCTCAAATGGAAGACCATAATACTTACTGTCTACAAATTCATAAGTATATGATTGATCCTTACAGAACTGAACTATTCTATCTAACAACCCAATATAAACTTCTCCATTCTGAACATTAAATAATCTTATCTTCCCATCCCAGTATTTCTTTTGATACGTGGGCATGAACTTCGCACCAGGTACCTCAAAGGTGAATTGATCCGCAAGTTCATAATACACATGCGGTTCTGATTCTACTTTTAAGTAGACTTCATTCTTCTTTGATATAATCAAATGACTCATAATCCTATACCAATGTAGGATTATTTAGAGAGTTATTTTATATCTTTTTTTATCCTACTTCTTTTCTGCTGCTTTCTTATCTTAGCACCTTGTCTTAATTTTCCTAATGATGGTTTTTTTTGTTCTCCTGTCGGATCTAACTTATTATCAAATTTTGCATTACCTGTAAGATCTTTATTATAAACATCCCTCATAGGTTTAGGATCATCTCTGGTTCCTAATAAATCCTTAAGAATTTTTTCTCCTCCCTTGGCAGCAGCATATGCTCCTCCAACTTTTAGAAGGGTTTTTACTCCTGCACCTACTAGAGGAGCAGCGATAGCAGCTTCGTGAAATTGTTTAAATGATTTCATTTATCCAACAATAGTATCAAACCAATCTTGACTCATACCTGAGATGATCTTATCTGCTGAAGCAGCATCTGGTGCATATTGTTCTGCTATAAGATACTCCACAACCTTCTCATAGTTCTCGTGGATTGCTTTACTTTCTCTTGGAGTAGGTTTCATTGTCTAATATTAGATCTACTCATATATTTATAATTTACATTCCTGCTTGGAACTTATTCCATTCTATTGCGTTTTTAATCTGAAAAGTTCTGTTAGAAACGTTTTTAATAATTTCTTCTAAGAACTTTAAAGTAGTATCATAATACCTTATCTTAAGATCTATCTTTGACATCTTCTCATCTGCTTCCATATACCTCTGTATGGCATCCTTTTCCCTTACCTTATATCCAAAAGGTTCTTCAATATAAACCTCTGCTGGTGCTTTACCAGTATAATAATTGTGTCTTTCTAATCTTGTTTTATTGTATTGCTCTCTTGCTTTCTCACGCAATA